GAAGTTACATTATTGAACGTGAACTCGATGCACAAGAAGAAATAAAAGTAAAATCAGCAACAAAAAAAGGATATGAAATAGCAATAACTGGAGATAGTGTTAATTTATCACAACCAAATTCTAAAACAAGAAGAGGTAGAGTTGGTAAACAACAAGCACAAACATTAGAAACAAGTTGCAATCAAGCAGTTATTAATCCATTAATAAGAAGATTAACACCAATAGAGTGTGAAAGATTACAAGGGTTTCCTGATAACTGGACACTTGCAGAAGATAACTCTGACACTCAAAGATATAAGATGTGTGGTAATGCAGTAACTGTAGATGTAGTCAGAGAAGTAGCAAAACGAATTAAAAAAACATTATATTGGACTTAATAATATTAGATATGCTTATGAATAAACAAATAAAACTATTAGACGGAAAATACTACGACAAAACAGAACTGTTATCTAAAATGCTAGATGATGAATTTTATTATGGCTTTATGAATAAATTTGCATTTAGTAGTAGTACAATAAAACTATTACTAGAATCACCTAAAACATACTATAATGTAATGAAGTATGGATCACCTAAAAGTCAAGCGCTAAGAGATGGCTGGTTAACGCATACTGCTATATTAGAGAATGACGTATTTGAATCACAAGTGTTTATAGATGTGCAAAGCAAGAACACAAAGAAATTTAAAATGGCTAAAGAAGAACACGGTGAAGTATTTACAATGAAAGAAAAGAATGATGCAGAAAGATTAGCAGAAGCATTTTATCGTAATGAACCCGCTATGCAAATGATAAAAGGATGTAAGACAGAATATCCAGGTGTAGCATTAGTACAAGGTCAACCATTTCGTGCTAAAGCAGATGTGTTAGCTAAAGACTATGTGTGTGATCTTAAAACAACAAGTAACATAAAAGGTTTTGAACATAGTGCGTATAACTTTCACTATGACGTACAAGCCTATCTATATACAGAAATTTATAATATACCCGATTTTAGATTTATTGTAATAGATAAAGGATCTAGAGATATAGGTATAAGTAAAGCTGTAAGTAAAGAATTTATACAGAGTGGTAGAGATAAAGTAGCGTATGCGCTTAATGTTTATGCACAACACTTCGAGCAAGACGAACCAGAACTAGACGACTATTATATAGAGATAAACCTTTGATATATTAAGAATTATTAATAATTTAGTAAACTATGAGAGAAACATACAGAATAGCAAAAGAAGTTAAGAAGATAACAGGTATAAACTTCTTAGAGAAAAAAAGACAAACAGAGTATGTAGAAGCAAGAGCTTTCTTTGTACACATACTTAGAAATTATTACAAGCTACGTAATAAAGATATTATTATAATATTTAACCAATTAGGTTTTAATATGGATAGTGCAACACTATGTCACGCATTAAAAATGTTTGAAGTATATGAACATAACAATAAAAGAATGCAAGAATGGTTTGATAATTTGTTTGCTAAACCTGACTTTAAGAATAGAGCGAATACAACTGCTTATATAAAATCTAAACTAAAATACTTACCTGAAGATACTTTAATTAAGATGGCAGCACAGATAGATGCTATGGTAAAAGATGAAGTGTTTTTAGATGAAAGTGAATGGGAGTATTAAAAAAAGTAAAAAAAAGTATTATATATTTGATTAATCAAGTTTTTTCAAGTTGGCAAGAAAGATAATAAGTGCTTACATAGAGCGACCTAAAAAGAAAAGACCAGGTGTGCATAGTAAGAATGCAAGTAGAGGACAAACGGGTTATAAAAAGAAATATAGAGGACAAGGTAAAAGAAATTAATTATGAGTTGGGGTGGTAAAAGAGATGGATCTGGTAGAAAGTCTAAAGCTGATGAGTTTAAGTTATTAGACAAGCTATCACCTATGGAAGATTTATTTATACAAGTACTACACGATGGTCTAAAGAAAGGTGACTATAAGTTTGCACAACTATATGCAAATTACTATTATGGTAAACCTAGAGAAACACAAGACATAACACTAAACCAAGACACACCTTTATTTGAAGTAGTGGTGAAAGATAATGAATCAAGTACAGACTAATGTTATATTTAACCACGCTTATAAATTTCATAGATCAGATAAGAAGATACTAATAGAGCAGGGAGGAAGTAGGTCTGGTAAAACCTTTAACCTGTTAGTGTGGATAATATTCGATTACTGCTTTCAAAATCAAAATCATATTGTTACTATATGCCGTAAGACTTTTCCGAGTTTACGTGGAACTGTTATGCGTGACTTTTTAGATATACTAAAGAACTATGAGTTATATAGCGAAAAGAACCATAACAAGAGTAATAGCGAATACTATCTAAACAACAACACCATAGAGTTTATATCATTAGATCAACCTGCTAAGATACGTGGTAGAAAAAGAAACTTATTATTTGTTAATGAGTGTAATGAAATAGATTGGGATAGTTGGCAACAATTAATATTTAGAACAGAAGGTCAAATAATAATAGACTATAATCCTAGTGAAGCAAACCATTGGATATATGATAAAGTAGAAACTAGAGATGATGCTGTGTTTTTTAAGACTACATACAAAGACAATCCATTTATAGATAAAACACTTGTACACGAACTAGAAAGACTAAAAGAAACCGATGAAGAATATTGGCAAGTATTTGGACTAGGTGAGAGAGCGTTATCAAGAACACAGATATTTAGCTTTACTACAATAAATAAAATACCACAGGATGCTAAGTTATTATCTATAGGTATGGACTTTGGTTATACCAATGATCCGACTTGTGCAGTAGAAGTATATCAGAAAGATCATAATCTATATATTAATGAATTACTTTATAGAACTATGATGACAACGGCAGACATACATAGATTCTTTCTAGAGCATAATAAAGACAATAAGCTATGCTTTGGTGATTCAGCAGAAGTTCGTTTAATAGATGAGCTTAGAAGAATGGGAAACAATATAAGACCAAGCGTAAAAGGACAGAATAGTATTATGGCAGGTATAGACTTGTTAAAGCGATACAAACTACATATAACAGAAACATCTGTAAATGCTATAAGAGAGTTTAGAGATTACAGGTGGAAGAAAGATAAAGCAAATAGATTAACTAACATACCTAATGATGGTGCTGATCACTTACCTGATGCAACCAGGTATGCAACCTATAGTCTAATGAGCAAACCTAACTATGGTAAGTATGCTATTCGTTAGAACCAAGTAACATACTCTGATAGTCTAGAGCTTCACGTTCACTTGTAAATATTTTAGACTTTAATCTACTACCTGCAAACCATAGAAGTAAGAATGAATCTTTAGCTTCGTTAGTAGTAAGTCTTGTTTTAGTTATTTTCATAATCTAAATATAAGTAAAAAAAAGTTATTAAATAATTTTGATAATTAAAATATAGTTATTAACTTAGGGGTATGAAACAAAAACTATTAAACATATCATACGTTGCCGTTATATGGTTAGCTGCAATATTATTAGTCTTACTAGATAATTTTATAACGAATCTATAATGGAGTCAAAATCATTTAGAGATACTATGATAGCGTTAAACCAGGTGTTCGGTCACTATGACTTAGATCTACTTAAAACATTAGATACATCACAACTAGAGGACTTGTTTATACAAGACGCATTTAGTTACCCAACAAAGCACGAACACTTTGAATTACATAAAGACAATATTAACTTTAAAATAATAAAAGAACAGCTTACATCTTCATAATTCTTTTTCATAGAATTTTTTTCATATTAATTGGTTAGTAAAGGGGGTTCGGAGATGGCTCCCTTTTTTTGTGAAAAAAAGTTAAATTTGTTATTATATATTTATGAAGTTATCTATTAACGTACCAACAGATCTAAACGAACTAACACTAGATCAATATCAGAAGTTTCTTAAAATACAAAAAGACAACGGTGATGGTACGTTTGTAGCTCAAAAGATGATAGAGATATTTTGTGGCATAGATCTTAAAGACACATTTAAAATTAAGATCACAGATATGAACGAAATAATTAGAATACTAAACGACTTACTAGAAATAAAACCTAAACTAATAAACCGCTTTGAAATGAATAATACTGCATATGGATTTATACCAGTATTAGAAGATATATCATTAGGTGAATATGTAGACATAGAAAACTATATGCAATCGTGGGATGATATGCATAAAGCTATGAGTGTTTTATATAGACCAATTAAAGAAGCACATAGAGATAAATATAATATTATTGATTACGAAGCTAAAGAAAGCGATGTAATGAAAGATATGCCTTTAGATGTGTGTTTTAGTGCGGTGGTTTTTTTTTACAATTTAGGGATCGAGTTGTCAAGCAATATGATGGATTATTTAACGGAGAACCAGTTGAGCAACCTAACGGAAGGTCAGCACAGTTTTCTAAGCGATGGGGGTGGTATTCAGCAATTTACGAACTCTCTCAGGGACGTATTACAGAATTCGAAAATATCACTAAAGAAAGATTATTAAAATCTTTAAATGTATTATTATATATAAAAGAAAAGAACGAAGTAGAACAAGCAGAATTAAAAAGAAATGCCAGCAAACGTAGCCATTAGATCATATTACTTACTTAGCGAAGCGCTAGAAAGTTCACTATTAAACAACGATATAACTAAAACAGTTACTATAGGAGATGTATCTGATGTAGACTTAGGTAAACAAACTATATTTCCCCTAGCACACTTTATAGTAAACAATGTAGTGTCAACACAACAGACACTTGTATATAATATTACCGTACTTGTTATGGATATAAAAGATACTAGTAAAGAAGAAGAAACAGATAAGTTTAGAAAAAACACAGACGAACAAGATATATTAAACACACAGTTAGGCGTATTAAATAAATTAATACAAAAATTAAGATTTGGCGATTTAAACACTACGGGATATAAATTAACTAATGATCCTACTTGTGAACCATTTGTAGATAGGTTTGAAAATAACTTAGCGGGGTGGAATGCAGATCTAGAAATAGAATTACCTAATGACCAATATATATGTTAGTATTTTCAGATAAGTTTAATGCCAGGTTAGACCAGTTCTTTAAAGCTGTAAAAAAACAAGCTAGACAGAATCTTAGTAAAGGTACTAAGCTACAAAGAAGAAAGCGACCTATAAACAACACAAGAAAGTTATATAACAGTATACAATATAAAAAGCTATTTGAAAACAAGAATAGTTTAGCATACGGTTTGTTTATGGAAGATTATGGTGATTATATTGATAAAGGTGTAAAGGGTACTAAAAGTAATTATAGGGTAAACAAGAACACACCTTATAGTTACAAAACTAAAATGCCTTATTCAGGTGCGTTTGAGAATTGGGCTAAAGCTAGAAAGATAAGGTTTAGAGATCCACAAGGGAAATTTAAAAAAGGTGATTACAAACAAATAGGATATGTATTAGCAAGAAGCATATTCGAAAAAGGTATTAGGGCAAACAATTTTTTTACTATACCATTTGTTAATGAGTTTAAGAAATTACCGCAAGACCTACAAAACATATTTAGTGATGATATGATAATAGAAATGATAGATAGTATGATAGAAGCAGATTTAATTAAAAGAACATAATGGCAGCAATATTATTAAGAAGTCCGTATTACGAAACTAAGAGCGAAGCATATGATTCGACAAATTCACTTGTAGCTAAAAGTGCTACATTAGAATTATCAGTAGATGGTACTGTAATAAGTGAAATGAGTAAAGATACGGTGCTATCTGGAAGTAGCGGTACAGAAACTGGAACAGTTAGTTTTGAGATAGCAGACTTATGTAGAGATTATTTAGACATTACATTTAACAATTCATACACTAGTCAAACAATAGCAATAACAGGTACACTAACATTTAAAAGCGCAACAATAGATGACATTAACACAGGGGGTGCTGTTTCTAATATGGGTTCTTATAGTATTGGTCCGCACACAGGTTTAGATGGTTACTATGAATTTATGGAAGGTTTGGGTACAGGTAACACACCACCTAATAGTGCTAAGACAATAGCGACAAATGATTTGCTAGTAGACACTACCGCTGTAACAACACGTATTAATCCACCTACAAGCGGGAATTCAGTTCAATTATATTATCCTGACAATACTGCAGGTGTAATCCCTTATTGGTCAGGTTCTGCAATTGTATATGATACGTTTAGTGCAAGTGATACAACTAAAACAGTTATAAGTACAGTTTTTAAGATTAATAGAGTTTGTAATAAACACACAGCATATAAGGTTACATTCGTAAATAAGTATGGTGCTTTACAAGACTTTTATTTTAATGGTAAAACAACAGAAAACATTAATGTAAGTAAAACTACATTTAAAAGAAATATAGGGAATAGTAGTTTTGAA